CTGACCTGATGATACCGCCTCCTGGAACTTCTTATCTCCTCCAACAGAGACCCCGACTTGAACGGCTGGTTTTGTAGTCGCGGCCAATACTGCGGCTTTAAATTCTGGAGAGCCTTTTGTCAGCCCTGCGGCTATCAAGTTCTTCTCAATCGTGGTCGGTTTTGGTACGCCGATCTGCCCCGTTTCTGCCCGTATTTTCGCCTCTTTAGCCTGGTCCAGCGTGCTGACATCACCCCCGCTACCCACAAACGCCTGTGACTGCGCGATAACGCTATCAAGGTTGGCATCAGTAAACGAGCCGGGCTGAAACTGTGTCGGATCAATGCCGAACTGTTGGAGTTGTGGCGAGATAGCAGCAAAGGCCGAATCTCTCTGCTCACCTGGCAATCCACGTAGAGCCGATGCAGACTGACCTAAGATAGTCGCCCGCTGTAGGGCTTGTTTTTGGTCAAACTGGGTGCCCTGCTGTGCCTGCTCAATATTCAGATCTTGCAGTTGGTTACGCCGTGGGGCCGCTGACTCTTCTGCCGCTATGAGTTGCTGCTTACGCCGTGCACCTTGGAATGAGCTTACAGGGTCAAACGTTCTTAGTTCTGCCATAGTCTATAGTCCGAATGTGCTTTGAGCGCCTGTACCGCCGCCGCCTGCTTGATTACCTAATCCGAATACCTGCTGCCCTACTGGCTGACCTGCTGGAATTGACGCGCCTGCTGTCTGGAACAAGTTAGGGAATGCACCCGCCGCTCCCGCCAGGTTCTGAATACCACCCGTTAGCGCGTTAGCTTGCCCAATCTGACCGCCTGCAGTCGCTCTGCCTGCTTGTCCTAATAGGTTGCCAACGTTGGAGCCTGCTTGGATTGCCTGCTGCCCTTGCCCAGCCGCTGCGCTCTGACCGGATGACAACAAGTTAAACAGTTGGTTAAACCGCTGGTTCTGGAGTTGTGGAACAATCGTGGCGCCAAGCTGAGTATTAAACTCGGTCAAGTCCTCAAGCGTACCACCAGCGCCCAATCGACCTTGTGCGGCTGCGCTCTCTTGGATCTGTTCAAAGCCCTGGTTACGGAGGAAGTCAACAATAGGGTTGATCTGCGCCAGCCCTGCAGTCGGATCAGCCAATAAATTCTGAATGTCCTGGCCAGCCTGAACACCGATATCAACAAATGGCTGCGCTAACGCTCTCGACTCTTCCCGCGCTAGGCGTTGTTCTGAGATACCCTCACGCGCCGCCCCCGCTTGAGTCTCTGCCGCACTCTTAGCGCCTTTGCCCTGAATAAGACCGCCGACAATCGAGCCGCCTACTATTGCTGCTGCTGTACCCATTCCGAAACCTCTGCTCGTGTTATTCCTACACGCCACTGATCAACCAATTCTCCGTATTTTACCACCGATAGCCGGTTGATGCCTTCGTCAATAAAACCGAACTTCTTTGTAAAGTGATACACCTCTGGATATACCTTTGGAACTTCTGCAATAAACTTAACGTAGCAGTCTGGGCAATCGTCATCCAGCCACTTCATCAACTCAAAACCAGCCGCCCCTGCCTTGTCCCTGTGATCCTTTAGGATATTGCAATGCACCTCTAACGTTGAGCCGTTACACCTGTGTAAATGGAACAGACCGGCAACATCTTCGCCTGCATGGATCATCAGGTATGAATTGCCTTCCTCTACTGGCGCATTGAAATCATCAACGCTTTGACCGTGGTTCGATATACGCTCGAAAATCTCAGGGTCTTTTAATATCGCTTCCACCTCTTCCACTGTCTCAGCTGCGACTAACTCAATCATGTGATATTTGTCCCTGAACAGTTAGCGTTCACATCTGTTCCGGCGTCCTGTTTGGCCCGCAAACTCATACCTGTCTCTAAAACCACGCCTTGAGCTAGAATTACATTCCACTCCTTGCCCGCTGGAATCGATTTAACAGCCAGCTCATTGGTTGTGCCTGATGCCCCACCAGAAGCGATGACATAGACCGTTACAGCCCTACTAGACAACCCTGTGTTTCGAAACGACAACGTTCTGACTACAGCGGTGGTGTTCTCCACCACATCATCAACAATCGCAACCGCCGTGCTTGATAGCTGAGTTGTGTTCTTGAAGTTCTTGGGTGTTCTAGCCATGATTAATCCCCTTGCAACTCTGAGCCTTCAGCTATGAACTTAACCTCTATATTGCCAGAGGCCCCACCGGAGATCATCAGCTCCGCTATATAGATTTGCAGCTCTTCCCCTAGGGCTGCGTCTAATCGAGCCGCCACCCCATGCTTAGATTGTCCGGCAAAAGTAATCCGGGAGGCGCGTCCAAATGTTGCGTTGCCTGTAGCTTTAGGGTCGTCGGGCTTTTCATCAAAGCCATGTAGGACGAAATCTCTGTTATCCACATATGTGTATAGATTTTTAAACGTCCCGTCTGGTCTTTTAACTCTTAAAGTCATCCCTACGGTTAGCGCGCTACCCCCGCCGAAGGTTGTGTAATCAGAAGTGTTATCTGAGATGCTAGCCATAAGTATTCGAGTAATGTCTCCCGCTTGAACCCCTACCGGTTTAATCGTAAAAATTACAGGAGTCACAGACCCATCAATAACAACGCCTGTTGCTGCGTCTGCTGCCATATTTGGGTTGCCTGTACTAATGCTGGTGCTAGCAGCAAGGAATATTCTGCTGACAGGTTGCCGCATGGTTACAACATCGCCTGTTATGTCTAATATCTCGGATTGCACAAATCGGCCTGTAAGATCATCTGCCAACTCTATGTAGTGACCTTGGCTGTTCGCATTAGTTAACCCGTGCCCTGCCGTTAATGTAAACACGCGCAAGTCTAAGTTCGCTGATGTATCTGCATCTAGTGATAGCCCTGTTGCCTTCGTCTCAAGAAAGAATAGGTCCAGCATATCCGTGGTCTGGTCTTGGATGAATACTGCTACACCTCTTCCTCCTCTAGCCGTGGTTTCAATTGGAATGGGTGATGGGTATTGTGTTATCCCGGTCATGTGACCTCAGCGCCATAAAGAGTGAATGTAAGAGCGTTTGCTGTATCGGTTCGCACAGCAAAGTTTCCGCTTGAATTATTCATTGCTTTAAATCCGGTCGCAGATACCGTTGTATTGCCTAAAATTTCAGCGTCAAAGAAAAGAGCAGTTGATTCGTCATAGGTCGTGCCGTCATCATCGTTGAACACCCTAAAGGTCGCTGTCGTTGCCGTTGTATTGCAGATCGTCAGGCCTTTGATGATCGTAGTAGTTAACGCTGGGGGACTGTAGAGACTCGCCGCTGTGGTGCTAGCTGGTCTTAATTGCCCTAGTTGTTTCTCAAATAAGTCCATCAATCCACCAGTAGTGCGTATCGTCGGCTATTTGTGTCTGCCGCGTCTATTTCGTCAGGGTCGGCAGTTTGGATGCCAGGCTCGTATATACCGCCGTCCTGGGTATCCTCGATAGCCTCTCCGCCATCAGTGATGATAAAAAGATCATGCAAGTACCGGTTAAGATATTCAATAACCGGCCTGATCTCTGGATCGCCCATCCATTTGCGCGGCCACTGTATTACGAAGGGATCTATTCGATTAGCCAATGTCTAACTCCACATCAACATGCGCTGAAATCAACGTCCATTTAATCGCGTCTGACATCGTGAAACGGAACATTCGAGTATAGAACCACCCTAACCCGAACCACTCTAGCTTGTGCCTGAACTCGCCCTGCTGTCCGATAGGTAGCCAGCGCTCTGAACTCCACGACCGGCCATTGTCATCAGAATACTGCATGATGATCTGTGATTCTGCTGTAACCAGGCTAGTCCCTGTCTCAATCATCAATTCAAACCGATCCATAAAGACCTTAGCGCCCGGTCTGCCAAACGTCTTACCGTTTACCGCTGCTGTGTCTCTCTGGTGCTGGATTGTCTCGCCGTTGTCGGTGAATGTGTCAAAGTCTAACTCGTAGATGTTGCCGTTGCGACGATCAGCCACTAGATGCTTGTTGTAGATCGACTGATAAGCACTGATTAGGTGTTGGTCGCCATCAGTGCCAAACGCTAGGCTAGTCCATATACCGGCCTGTTCGTTGAATAGCCAGGTAGAGTTGCCGGTCGGAAATGACAGCAAATAAAAGTGCTGGTTATCGAGAGTAAAGCACATGCCAAACGCGTCATCTGTCTTGGAATAGTTGGCTATTTCTTGCCCGATTGCCGGATTACCTACCGGGTTAAGAGCCAGCCCCGATAGCTGATAAACGATCTTGTCGCTACCAAGGAAGTATGCAAACTGGTTGTTAGAGCTGATCGAGTGTACCGCATCAACCCCGATCTCTTGGGTTGCATTCAATATGAAGGTATACGGCGGGTTGCCCGTGCCGCTGTTATACATTGGCTGGATGGTCTTTGCGCCATATGCATAAACCTGCTGCTTGTAAGCGAATACCGCCCGCATATCGTCAGGCTTTGACTCTGCAATGATGACGTTTGCGCTGTTTACAGATAGCGGATCGCTCAGGTCTGCGAATGCAATATCACCGTTATTCCCGTCATAGATAACACGGCGGTTTATATAGGTAACTGTGCTGGCGTTGGGTAGGTCTGCGTCTGTGCCCTGTGTGAGGGTTGTCCCATCGTATGCATAAGGCTTGCCGACACCCGTTGTAATAACCAGATTGCCTACCTGATCCTCTTCTAGTGAGCAGCGTCCATTGCCCTCTATGCTGCCAATGGTGGTCTGTACGCCTGCAGATGATACTTTGACAAGGTTACTGCCGGAAACGGTGTATAGCACGTCCTTAAGACGCCCCATGCCGCGATTAGCTCCTAATCCTGTTGAGAATGGCTTCAGACCGGGGAAAGGGTTAAACGACACAATCTCGTTACCCTGCGGGTTTACTT